TTAGTCGTCGGCGCGTATCGGGCCGTACGGCGGCTCGGGCATTTCGCGCCAATAGCTGATTTCATCGGGTGGGTAGGCTTTGCCGTCGTCGTTGAAGTAGCGGCCATCGGCAAAGAAGCCAGGCTGCACGGTTTCGCCGTCAAAAAATAGGATGGGTCGGGTCGGCGGCGGTTGGGTGTATGCCGATACCCAGTAACCCATCTCGCCCATTTGGGCGCGGCGGCTCCAAGCCAGTGCGGCGAGGTTCGTCTCCCGCGTGTAGTAGCCGCCGTTGGGCTTGGCGTCTGTGTTGAGGTTTCGGCTGCGCGCCCATGCCTCAAAATCTCGCTTCTCCTGCTCGGTACTCATCGCTCGGCCGCCTGATTTGTCCACAAGCCCAAACCTAAAATCGGGCAGGCGGCGTGTGCGGCGCGGATGCTCGCCGATGTATCTGGCTGCTTCGTGTCTATAAGCATTAAGGCTTTTTCGCGCCCCCGTTTTTCTTTATGTTTTTTATTCTGTGCCTTGTTCATGCACACTATGCAGGAATGGTAGCGATGGACTTTTGGACCGTCGGCGGCTTCATAGATTCTGCTAACGCGGAAATTCTTCTCCAGCGGCTTGGTTTCGCCGCAGGTTTTGCAGGTTCTCATTTCGCACATTTCACCGCTCCGTTCCAACAGCCAACCAATCGAGTTTGTCCATTATCATCAGAACCAACATGACCAAACCTAAGAAAAATATCAGTGCCGCCGCCGGCAGGTAGGTGATGAGGCCGAAATCGGTCAAGCCTGACAGATCGGTCAACGCCATCACGAGCGAGGCAAACAAGGCGACGAGCGAAACGATGTAGAGAATGAGGTTAAGCATTTTCGCCCTCCGTTTCAGACGGCATTTTCTTCAACAGGTCTTTGACGCAGGCAAGTGCCCAGCTGATATTGTCTTCGGAGCAATCAGCGGCGGCATACAGAATCGCGCCCAACGCGTCGTTGTGGTCTATGTCGAGGCAAATAAGGCGCAACTTGTCGCACCTCTCGCAGCACTTTTTAACTTTCAATTCCCTGAAATTCGGCACATCGTCGCACTGCCGCTCCAAGTAACAAACCGCCTTTTCCAAGTCTTCGCGGCAGCCTTTCTCTTTGTGCAGCCAAACGTGTTTGAAGGCGTTGCCGAGGTTTAAATTCATGTACAGCGTAAATTCGATTCCCTCGAAGGCGTCTTGACGGTAGTGTTTCGGATTGATGTTGTCGGTCGTCATGTTTTTTGTCCTTTTTTAATTGCCGCTGTCTTTGAATTTGGCGATGTACGCGCCGGGGAATCGGCGGCGTGCGGCGTTCAGTGCGTCGGCGAAGTTGTCAAACTGTCCGGCGGTGTCGCCCAGCGTCATCTCCACGCCTGCTTCCAGTCGGCGGATGTGTCCGATTTCCACGTCTTCGTCGCGCTCTTCGTAATTCATCAATCTGTACTTGCTCATTGCTTCACCCTCTCCCTCAAGGTCTCGATGTCCGGCAGGTCGCCGATGTGCCCCAGTTGGATGCGTTCGATTTGTTTTTTGAAACCGGTGTAATTAATCAGGGTGATGCCGGTCTGTTGCTCAAACGGAATCATCACGCCTTGAGCCATTCTGCCTAAGAAGTTATAAAGCGTTTCCAAGTCGGCCAGCTCTTGAAAGGCGGGCTGGCGCAATTGGGGTATGCTCTCCGGCGGGTTGCAATCGCGGCTGCATTCGGCGATGCGGTAGAAGCAGTGGGCCGCGTCTAGTATTTGGTCGCGCAGGGCGTTTTCCTTCTCGCCCATCGTTTTTGCCATTTGGCGCAGGGACGCGCCCTTGATGATGTCGAACAGGGCGACGACGTAGCGCAGCGGGCGGTCGTAGAGCGCGGTGGTGTAGATCGACGCCTGCACGGACGAGCAGAACTCTGCGATGAGCTGCACGGCGGCAGCGGGGACGATTTCGGCATAAGCGGCAGCAAAACCGATCAACAGCACAACCGGTTTCAGGATGGCGCGGCATTGGTTGGGGCTGGGTTCTTCGCCTGCCGCGCGGCGGTCTGCCAAGTCGTTCAACGCCTGCTCGGCGCGGCGGGTTAGGTCCAATAAATTCGCGTCGTCATAAATTGAGGCGATGACGCGGTGCGCCCTGATGGTTTTCTCGATCACGCCGTAGCTGATGATGTCTCCGGTATAAACTAGAGATTCAAAGTGCATCAGGTTTCTGATGTTGTCGGTCAGACGGTCACCCAAGCTTTCGGGCGCGCCCTTTTGCAGGGCGATGCGGTTTCGCGCCTGCGCGGCGCGGATGCTGCTGATACGGTTTCGGTCGGCATAGCCGGTAGGCGCTATCTTCCTGTCCGTCTCTTGATGCGCCTCATTTCGTTCCTTGACGGCGCGCTTGGCCGCCATGAGCTGCGAAACAGTCGGCGGCGTTGCGCGTTTCTTCGTCGTTGCTGCATTGGTTTGTTCCATATTCATTCCCCCCGGTATGAATCAATTGATGTTTCCGATTCTCGCCGCCCATTCGGCGATTTCTTTTTCCGTGTATTCCGTTTGAGAGCGCCGCTCCGCTTCGTCGTGCAGCCATTCGGCGATGACCTGCGCCGCTTCGTGCGGCATGATGTGGGCGACCTGCCACAACGGGATCTCATTAAAAAGTTCCTGCACGGTCATGGCACGGTCTCCGATGAAGCGCGGTAGGCTTCCGCATCGCCCTGCGTCGGGTCGTATGCCGGGCTTTCGTATTCAAGCAGCACGGCGCGCTCTTCCCATCTTGCCTGCGCGTCCATTTGCGCCAACCTGCTCGTTTCGCGGGGTTGATTGACCGACTTCATCACGCCTGCCGACCATAAGGCCAGCGCGGCGAAGAAAACCGCCCACATCACGGCGCGGCGCGTTGCCGCTTTTTTAAAAACAATATTCATGCCGCCTCCCTGTTGTCTGCCGGCCGCTGCTTGGCCTGCACCGTACCGATTTTTTTGACCACTTCACTCACGCCCATCTCTTTTGCCGAGTACGCCGCGCGGCGGATGCGTTCGTCCATCTCCAGCCGGTAGCGGTTGATTTCGCACGCCGTCAGCGGCGGCAGGCCCAACCCGTAGGCAACGTTGATGGTGTTGACCGACTGGATCAGCGCGCCGACCTGCGCCAAAATTGCCTGAACCTTCTCGAACTGCTCCACCTGACCGGCTGTCATCGTCTGCTCTGACAATTCCACATAATCGACCGGGCGGCGCGCCACCTCCTGCCGGTTGGCGGCGGCGACGATGCGCCCCGCTTTCCTGCCTGCCGCCTCGATGGTGGCTTTGATGCTGCGCATGGCGGCTTCCCTTGCCGGTGTCGTATTCATGATTCGTCTTTCTTCTTCTCGATTTCCTGATTGACCGCTTCCAGGATTTCCCCGTTGATTTCGGGCGGATGTTCGGCTCCCTTGTAAAAGCGGCTCGGCTTTTGAATCGTGCCCCTGATTTCGAATACGCCCGCGCCCGTCCAACCGCAGAAGTGGTTGGTGCATCTCAGGTAAAAGAGGCGGGTCAGCACCGTCTGCTGCACCGACTGGTACACGACGCAGGGCGAAGAACAGCAGGGACACGGGTTTTGAGGCAGGCGCAGGCGCGGCTCTTTGGCATGGCGGTTTTTCAGCGGCATGGCTCGCCTTTCCGCGCGTATACGCTGATGCCCCCGTCTTGGCGGCGGTAGGTCGCCGTGATGCGGATGCCCGGAAAGCGTTTCAGCGGCTTGGCGGCGCGGAAAGCCTCGGCTTCGCCGTCGGTCAGGCGGTGCCGCTCGCCCGTTTTCTCGATAATCAGTTCGTTGACGACCATGTCGGCCTCCTTTTCTGTTTGGGTGCGGACGGCTTGAATGCCGCCCGCTATTTCCTTAAGATTGAATCTCTCACCAAACAACCTTAAGGATTTAAAAATGGCTACAAGAGACGAAGCATTGGGACTTACCGCCCCGTTTTCCGAAACGCCCCATCTTTCCGCAGACGACCTCAAGGCAGAGAAACTCCGTCTGCTTGAGAACCTGCTCCACTACCGGGAAGCGCACGAGGCAGCAGAATCATGGCTGGCGCACCGTCTGTCATCGGAATCCAGTCCAGAACAAATCCGACTGCTTCAAGCGCTGCAATCACATCTGAAGACGGTTTCTCCGACTGCCAGCTTCTCGGAATAACCAAGAAAGCGTGATAGATACCGTCGCCCTGACTGGACGGGTCAGAGCCGCCGACACAGTGCCGCTCCAGCCATTCGCGCGCGGCCAGCCTTTGCGGCACCATGCCGTCTGCCGTATAGCACCCGCCCGTTTCAAAAGGCGGGGTTTTTATTTGCTCTGTCATTTCCCTGCTCCGTTACAATGTCTTTTCCATCTGCCCGCTTCGTCCGGGTTTTTTCATTTCTTTCATTTTTCCTTATGTTTCTCAGGTATTTCGTATTCATAAATGAACATCGGGAAAGCCTGTCCACTTCTTACGATATTCAGATCAGGGATGGCATCAGTAATCAAACAAGAGAACTTCCCATCCCCCCCGTTTCCGGTTGAACAGCAAATAACTAAGTTGCTTCCAAATGGTATTTCTTCTTGATTCGCATTCATTTTTATTGGTTTGGGAGATACGTTTTGAAAATAATTTTTTCGAGGCGGCGGTAATTCTTTTCGGTTTTAACTAAACCCTCTGTCTTAGGTAGCGCGTCTAACAACTTGCGCATATGCCCTGCGATTACCTGTAAAACAACCTGCTCGATGAGCGTGTTATTGTGTTTATCAGTCATCGCCACCAGCCCATAAACTGCCAAATCCATAATAGCCTCGACGCTATCCGCTTCGGATGAATGCAGAAGAGTGATATCTACTGCATCCTTGATATTCTTGTTTTCTTCCAGCGTGTTCATTTCTTGCTCCTAAGCGATGATGGTTTCATTTTTCTGCTCCTTGGTTGGGGTTGATGCCGTCTGAAATTTGTCTTATGCCGTCTGTCCGGCGGGTTAAGCGTCTATCCGCTTTGTCATCAATTAGTTAGTTGGATAGATAAATTATTTTCGATAATCTCGAATGCTTTAATCAGACTTTCCGCCAAATCTTCCGGAGACTTTCCAGAAGATTCGGCAGCCTTTAAAACAGCATGCTTAATACCATCCTTTTGTTGCTTTTCTTTTTCCAATTTATATGCGCGGGCAATCCATCCTTGCCATGCGTAATCGATGCTGACATCTTCATAGTAAACATCACCATCATCATCAACGGAGGTATTCAATCGGTCGGCATCGTTTCGAGTTTTGCACCATGCCTCAAAATTCATGCGTTCTATATCTTCTCTTACTACGATTTCTTTCATTTTTCTGCTCCTTGGTTGGGGTTGATGCCGTCTGAAATTTGTCTTATGCCGTCTGTCCGGCGGGTCAAGCGTCTTTCCGCTTTGCCGTTGCCCCGTTAAAATAGAAGCTCCCACACAACCTTTTAACGGAGAAAAAAATGCCTAAAAAATATAATGTGGAAGAACTTATTGCACTTCAGCAGGAAATCCTTAGCCTGCTTGCTCGTTTTGATGAATATCCATACGACCCCGCCGGTCGTCTAATAACGCTTCGAGGCGTCGAAGAATTTGATCTGCGCGAACCTCAAAAGCCGCGCGTGATAAAGAGTTTGGCTCTGACCATGCCTGAGGTGCGAGATGTGCTAAAAGAGCTTGCTGCAAAAAAAGGCATTCCCTTATAGTCTCCCAATCCCCCTCTTTGGCAGCACCTGCCATTACGGTATATACCGCCCAAAAGTCTTTCCATTCAAAATCACGAATCGCCTGCCCTGCGGGCGTTTTTTGCTGCTCGGTCATCTTTCTGATCCGTTTGGTTTAACGGCGGATGCCGTCTGAAATTTGTTTGGCGGTTACTTTGCCGCCCGTGAGTTCTTCGATTTTTTGGGCATGGCGCACGTCCATGCCGCCGCCTTTCAACCATTTCCCAACGGCTACATGGCTTACGCCGACTGCTTTTGCTAATGCGTTTTTATTCCCGATGATGAAAATTGCGGTTTCGATTGCTGTATTCATTCAAATCTTTCATTGCTATTTTTATCTATTATAGAAACTACTGTTTCTATTTGCAACAAATTTCAAAAGTTTTATTTTGTTGTCTAATAGTAACTTTGGTTTTATTATTGAAAAATAAAGTTATTTTCTTGGAGTGATTATGGAAACTTTAGGCAACAGGATAAAAACAGTGATGAAAGAGAGAGGGATGAATGCCAACTCTTTAGCTAATGCAGTTGGTGTTTCGCGTCCTGCAATCGCAAAAATTCTTGAGGATCAAGTACGCAATCCAAAATATCTTTTTGAAATTGCCCAAGCCCTTGATGTATCAGTTGGATGGTTGAAAACTGGAGAAATGCCGTCAGCCTTTTCAGACAGCATAGAAACGGCGCGCTTGGATTTGTACGACGTAGCCGCATCGTGCGGCGGCGGGCATATCAATCCTGACTTTCCCGAGCTTTTGTATTCCCTCGAGATTCCGCGCCCTGCGCTTAAAGAGCTGCTCGGCACGGACAACCTGCACGGCGTGAAGCTGATTTCTCCCGACGGCGACAGCATGGAACCGACCGTCCCCGCAAAGTCGGTCGCACTGATTCGGACGGATGTGTCGGACTTTGCGGCTGGAGGGGTATATCTGTTTACTTTTCAGGGCTATACCTACATCAAGCGGCTATCGCGCGGCAAAGCGGGCGTGATACACGTTACCAGCGACAATCCGATTTACGGCAAATCGGATTTCGTCATCGAGCCGGAAGAATTTGACGATTTGTTTATTCACGGCAAATTCTGGAAAGTGTTGCCGTTGGATTTTTTGGATATTTAGTTTTTTAAGAAAAAGGGGATTTTATGAGTGAGGAAATGTCTGATTTGGTAGCCTTATTCGTCTTGGGCATGTGTACGTTTTATTCTGTTTGGCTGTCGTTAGAGTTTAGCCCACGAAGCAAACTGCACTTGCTTTGGACGATTCCTGTCGGCTTTTTCGGCTGCTTTGTGGCTTTGGCGATCTTCTCGCTTGCGGTCAGCCAGGCGAATGATTTTTTATTTATTGCGGCGGCAAGTGCGCTATTTTTGCCGTTTCCGATTTGGCGGCTATATAACCGCCGAAAATTCGCACCTGTACCGAAAGAGCAGGCAGCGCCTACAAGCGTGCAAATTCCAACGCCTGCGGCTTTGTTTGACTTCATCAAGGGCATGAAAAGCAGACTTGATTTGAAGATGTCATTGTTGAAGAAAAATAAAGGTGACGATTTGCCGCCGCCCGAGGTCAGCGGGTCGAAATATATCAATCCGAATGACCCGAAATTAAAGCAGCATTATGAGCCGTTTAAAGGCTGGCGAAGCGATTTTAAAAAAGAAATGGGGTTTGACAATGACGATTTTGATGATGATGATTTTGATGATGATGATTTTGATGATGATGACGAAGAATTCGCCCAGCTTCCTAAAGGCTTGAAAATCGGCGATATAATAAGCTTTGACTATACCAACGGCAAGGGCGAATTTAGCGAGCGTACCATTATCTTGATAAGATACTACGGTGACTATATCGATGGATATGATTTAAAAAAAGAAGGTGAGAGGACTTTTCGAACCGACCGGATTGACGACGGCGTTACCAATACGACAACAGGCGAGGTATTTTATTTGTAACAGCATTCAAACGGCAAATTAATTATCTTTGGTTTCAAAGGTTTATTAAATTTACCGTTTTTTGTTTGGAAAAATGCTTGTATTACCGCTAAAACAGCGGTAATATGCACACATCGATTCAGCGCAACCGCGCAAACCGCGCCTCGGGTTATCAGGGGTAAGGAAATGAAAATGTCTATTTTAAAATACTTCGTTGCTTATGATGGAAATCAAATCGGTTTGTTCGATAGTGAGAGAGAGGCTGAAAAAGTCGCCGCAATAGATAGCGGTGATTGGACAGAAGAGGAATTTGAAGAGGAATGGGATTTTGTAAAAAGCCAATGTAACGAATACGGAGGCGATCCGTTGGGTCGTAATGGCCGTGAAAGCTTGTACTTCTTTAACACTCTTGAGCTTGACGAAGCCGGAAATATTTTAAAAGTCAGCGGTCAGGATTTCATAGAGTTTATTATTGACACAACCGGATATGAAGAAAATACGCCTGAATTTGAAGAAAGCAAAACACGCTATTTGAAATATTTTTTATGCAAATGATTTTGAAAGCCGCCATATTCAGGCGGCTTTTTTGAAAGGAAAAATATGACGCATCCTAATAGAAACTGGCAACGTCGTTGGACGGTAGATTTCGAACAACAAACCGCTTCGCATCAAGACGGCTGGGTTTTTAAGTTTGAAAAAGTTTCAGACGGTATTTTTGACGGCAAATTAATAAATCAGCCTGACAACATTACGATTGAGCAAATCAAGAACGCGCCGCGCCTGGCCCGCGAAGCCGGGGAAGCATGGGTGCGTGCCCGAAAGGAGCGGCAATGATAGAAAATCCAGAGTTTGGCTACACGCCAAACAACCTGAAGGAACTGCGTACAAAACACGGGCTGACGCAACAGGCGGCGGCTGATTTGTTGGCAGTCGGTATATCCGGCTACCAGCGCTGGGAGGCTGATTTAAACCTTAAAAGCCATACTGATATGCCATTAAAAAAATGGTTTGAATTTTTACAAAAACTAACACAATAAATCTTGTTTTACCGCTAAAAAGGCGGTAATTTGTAAGCGTATCAGCCCTAGCTGAGTGGCTTGACCAAATCGAAAGCAAGGCAAAAGACGAATGGGCAAGAGTGCGTAATTAAAACACCAAACAAATTAAAGGATTACAAAATGGGATTCCACGCCGATTTAAACGGTTTAAATTACGAACGTTTAAACCTCGAAAAAGAAGAATTTGAAGAATTTATGCTTGCGCGCGGATACTTGACAGAAGACTATTTAAAAAAAGACGACTACGGAAAATACTTTTCCGAAACCGTCGAAAATCTGTTTTATGGATGGCAATTGAGAAAAATCCATACTAAGGAGAAAGAAAATCAAACAGGGTAATAAAAAGGCCGTCTAAGTTTTCAGACGGCATTTTGTTATCCCTGCCCGCTCTCTTCAAACCGTGCTTCCAGCGTGATGGCGGTGGTGTAGCCGCCGCCGTCGAGCTTGTGGGCGGCCTCGGTAACAAGCCATTGCTCGGCGTCGATTTCGGGCTTGAAGCCGCTCACGGTTGCCGGTGTTTCTGGGAACAGGTCTGGGCGGCCGGCGGCAAGCGTGATGCTGAATTGGACGGTGCCGCGCTTGAGTTTTTTATAGGCGCTTCGCGCGCCCGCCCATGCGCTGTTTTCGGTGGCATAGAGGTGGCGCAGGGTTTTGATTTTCTGCCCCGACGCGTCGATACGGCGGTTGACGTTTTCTTTTTTATTGGATTGGAAGGTTTTGCCTTTTACCTTTTTTTCTTTTTTGACGGTTTTGCGCTCTGGGTAGGCGTTGTCTTGGTTGACCACGACTTCTTTTTTGTTTCCGGTGCGGCGATCGGTGTAGTAGGCGCGCACGGCGGAATAGCTGTCGGAGGTTGAATAGCTGAAGCTGTGGCTGTCGCCTGCCGCGCGCGTGATGACGGCGGGCGGAATGGGTTTACCGCCTGCCGTTTCGCCGCCGCCGGTGGGGATGAAGAGCAGCGTGCCGTTTTTGACGGTGGCAATCGCGTCGTACTGCTCGGCGAGGCGGCTCATGAATGAGGCATCGGATTCGTTGGTCTGGTCGATGTGGGCTATTTTTTCCTGTTTGTAGCGTTCGGCGATTTTATAGGGGTAGCCGTGTTTCTTGGCGATGGTTTCGATGATTTCGTAGAGCGTTTTTTTATGCCAGCTCTTCTCTACCTGCTCGGCGAGTGTTTCGGCCAGGTCGGCGGCGCGGGCGGTGATGTTGAGGCGGTCGGGGCTGCCCGATGCGGTAAATTCCGATACTTTGAATTTTCCTTTGTCTATTAATCCGGTTTCGGCGTAACCCAGTTGCAGCGTGATTTCGTTGCCAATTTCGGGAATGGCGATCGCGCCGCCTTCGTCGTCAAGCTCGATGTTCAGCTCGTCGGCTTCAAAACCGCGCTTGTCGGTCAGGCTGATGCTGATGATGCGGCTTTGGGTCTTGGTGCCGAATGGGCGGCCGTTGATGGTCAACACGGCTTGAGGGGTCAGATGGCGGGCGTTTTTGCCGCTGATTTGGTCGAATATTTTTCCGGCGGCGTTTTTGGCGGCTGATGCGAAGTCGGGCATGGTTAAATTCCTGTAAGGCTGCGAACGGTGGCTACGGCGACGTTGAGGGCTGTACCTTCCAAGCCGAGCGGGCTGTCTGATACTTTTTTGAGCGTCATGCTGAACGAGATGGCGCGCGGGCGGCCGTCTTGGTTCAGACGGCTGCCGCGCTCCTGTATGACGGTGATGACGTAGCTGCCCATGATTTGACCTGTTCCGGTGATGAGTGGGTACGGCTTGCCGGTGTCTGCCATGAGCCTCAAAAGCTCGATGTCGGCAGGGCCGCCCGTTACCTCGGGACGCAGCTCTGCCTCGATGGTAATTTCTTCCGGGTCTTTGCCGGTGAATTGTGAGGGCGGCATGGTGCCGACCGCCGCTTGGTCGGGATGCCGCCAAGACTGGCTGCGGCTGATTTGGTTGAAGGGTACTGTTTTCATCACGAAAACGAAAAAGCCTAGAGTGCCGAGCAGAATCATGGTTTTTAATCCTTATCAAAATATGAGGAATTGAGGCGGCGCTGCTTGGCGCGGCTGTGTTCTTGCAGGCGCGCCATGATTTTGGAGACGAGCGACTCTTCGTTCATGCCGGGAGCGGCGTGGACGTTGATGGTAATGGTGTCGCCTGCAACGGCGGCGGGGGCGGCATGGAAACGCTGTGGACTCGGCAGGGGCGCTGGTCTGCCGTCTGAATGACCCATGCCCAATCGGTTGCCGATGGCTGCGAGTACGCCCGCGCCGCCGCGCCGCAGGGCTTCGACCGCCTGCCAGCCGCCGAAACGCGCGACATCGCGCTGGCTGAAGACGACTTCGCCCTTGTGGACGATGCCCGCCGCTTCGTTGACGCCGCCCGCGCCGGTGTAGCCGCCGGTGGAAAAGCCTTTGCCGTCGGCGATTCTGCCGACTATGCTGATGCCCCTGCCAAAGTAGCTGCCGATTACGCCGATTTTTTCGCGCAAAAATGCCAATTTTGAGGTTACGCCGTTGATGATGTTTTGAATCAGGTTTTTGCCCGCTTCCAAGAAGCGGCCGCCCAAGCCTTGAAGATAAGCGAGCACCGCGTCAAATTTTCCAGAAAACCATTGCACCAGCGGCAGGGCGCGGATAAATCCGGTAATTCTGCCCCAGCCCGCCATGAAGACTGCACCGATGCGCGAAATGATGGCGGCGATATAAACCGCGCCTTCGTTCCACGCCGCTTTGATGCCTGCCCAAAGGTCGGAGAAGAAGCCGCTGATTGCTCCCCAGTTGTTCACAATCAGGCGGGCCAATCCGATAAACGGGAAGACAAGATTTAAAATCGGGTTTTCTGAAAAGGTTTTTTGTATCCATTCCCAGCCAGAAACGAGGGCGGCTTTTACTTTATCCCAATTTCGCCAAAGCATCACGAGCGCGCCGACGGCGAGGATGGCCCAACCGAATGGGTTGGTAGCCAGGAAAACCAAGGCTTTCGCGCCAAATGCCGCCAACGCGCCGCCCAGCTTCAATAGCGTTCCCGCCAAGCCCAACGCGCCGCCGATGACTTTGCCCATTCCGCCGAATAGGCTGAAAAAGGCGAATTTCGATAAGGCGATGGGGACGAGGACGGCGGAAAGCGCGGCACCGATGCCGACCACGGCGGTCAGAAATACGCCGATAACGGCGGCGGTTTTCATGATGGCGCCGGCGGTTTCGGGGTTTTTGGCCGCCCAATCGCTCAACTTCTCATTGATTCCGCCGATCCATTTGGTCAGCTCTTTTAATTGGGGGGCGACGGATTCGCCCATTTTGGCTAAAAAGTTGGTGAACGTGCCGCTGGCCGCGTCCCAGAGGTTGGCGAGCGTGCCGAGCTGGTCGTTGACGCGCTGATTGAGGCTGGCCTGCGCTTCCAGCTTTTTAGAAAATTCGTCATAGCCTGCCCTGCCCTTTTCAATCATGGTATTCAGGGCTTGCAGGGTTTCGGAGTCGTCGCCGAATATGCCTTGAAGCACTTTCAGCCGCTTCTCGGTATTTAACGATTTCAGCTTGGCAAGCTGTTTGTACATATTTTCAAAGCCGCCGAACTCGCCCTTGCCGTTGGTAAAGTCGAGCGTGATGCCTGCGTTTTTGGTTACTTTGTTAATCTTTTTGGTGTCCATCATTCGGGTGAACACTTTACGCAGGGCGTTGCCCGCTTTCTCGCCCGACAATCCCGATTGGTCGAGCATGCTGACCAATGGACTCATCTGCTCCATCGCGGCTTTGCCTTTGATTTTGAGAACGTCCAGGGCGGGCGACATGGATGTAAACGCGCCCAAAATATTATTGTCGTCAGTACCAGCGTAGTAGAGGCGTTGGACGTAGTCCATGATGTCCATCATCTCTTCTTTAGTGCCGCGCGTCGCGTCTTGGAGCTTGGCGGTCATTTCGGCGGCGGCTTCAGGGGATTTTTTCAACTGCACCGCCAAGTGGGCGGCGGCTTCGCCCGTGCCGCCCAATACGGTTTCCACGCTCAAGCCCTGCCGAAACAGCATGGTCATCATGTTTTTAAAGTCGGCGGTGGTGCCGGGGAGCTTGTCGCCCAGCCTCGTGGCAAGTTCGTCAACTTCCCGATATTGGGCGGAAACTTTGCCCGTGTTGTCCATCATGGCCGCGCGCAGGTCGGTGGAGGCGGTTTCGCTTTGTGCGTAGGCTGCAACGGGCGCAGATAATACATTGCGCGTGGTGTCGGCGATTCCGCGCGCGGTGTACATCATGGTGGTGGCGCGCATCGCGGCATCGCCCATTTGGGCTTTGGCGGCGGCGGCTTTCTCTCTTGCCGCCATCGCTTTTTGTTGTTTTTTCAAGGCGGTTTCGGTCTTTTTCGCCGCCTTTTCCAAAATCTCCTGCGCTTTTGCGGCATCATTCACCGCCGCGCCATGTTTGCGCAGCTCGTTGTTGATTTCTTCGATCTGGTTTTGGTAGCGCGCGGCGGTTTTGGTGATTTTCTCTTGTTCGTTTTGAAGCTTTTCAAGGGCTTTTGCCTGTGCCTTGGTCGGCACGCCCGTTTTGGTGATTTCTTCTTTCAGGGCTTTTTGGGCAAGCCTGTTTTCCATTAGGGCTTTGGTCTGCTCCTTGGTCTTTGCGGTCAGCTCCACGCGCTTCGTCAGCCGTGATTGGGCGCGCTCGTAGCCCTTCATCTCGTCTTCGAGCTTGTCGATGATTTGCCCCAATACATCGCCCGCGTTTCGCAGCTTTTTAAAAGCCGCGCTGGCTTTGTCGGTGGCCGACATGATGATTTTTAATTCTAGGTTTTTAGGCATTGTTGGAGTCCTTTAAAAATGCCGTCTGAAAGGGGTTCAGACGGCATTTTTTATTCGGGGGTGCCGATTCTGACGGCGCGATCTGTCCAGTCGAGCAATTCGGCGGCGTTGCACTGTTCGAAGCGTTCCAAGCTGCCGAATGAAGCTGCGCATTGGGCGATGCAGTCGTCGATGAGGCGGTAGGATTTGCCGCCCGCCTCTGCCGCCGTCTGAAAGATGTCGGGCGCGCCGCTTATGATTCGGGCGAAGGTGTCGGCTCGGTATTTGAATCCGGGGAGTAGCCCAATTCCTGCATGGCTGCCTGCATCTCGGCTTTGGCTGACGGCGGCGCTGAAAAAAAATCAATCGCCGCGTTCAACACTTGCGCGTCGGACAGGGTGAGCTGCCCGTATTGGATGCGCGTCAGCGGCGGCGTTGAGATTTTGGCCAGCAGCTTTTGCACGCTGTCCGTGTGTTTGATTTTAATCAAATCCTGACCTAAGCCTTCCATGTCTTTGGCCAATGGCTCGCGCAGGGTGTAGCGGCCGCCGTTTGACAGCTCGACCGATACGGTCGCGTCGTCGTTGATTTTAATGGTCTGTTTCATTTTTTATCCTGTTTGAAAAGGGGCGCGCTCCCCTTCTGTTTAAAGGCCCAATGCGCCGCGCAATCCGGCGCGTTCGTCGTTGCCGCCGAATACGGCTTTGTTGGCGATAACGTCGATTTCGACAATCGGCTCGCCGTCCACGGATTCTTTCCAGTAAACAAGCTCGACCGTGAATTTATGCTCGCCGCCCTCGCCCTGCTTGTCGCTGCCGGGGTCGGCTTCGGTAATGCGGCCGCGCGCTTCGCCTTTTAATACTTGGTAGCCTGTGCCGTCTTCTTCCTGCAACGCGCCCTGATAGCGCAGCAGCTTGCCGCCGATGCTGCCGGACATTGATTTGAGCATGTCGGCATCGTAGCCTTTTGATGTGATTTCCATCGTCAGCTTTTCAAAGCCGTGGACGACGGTCATTTCTGTCATCGCGCCGCCCGGCGTGTAGGTCTCGGTTTGGCGGCTGATTTTGGGGCGTGTGATGTCGACGACGACGCCGTACTGGTTCACGCCGTCGACAAATAGGTTGAAGCCCTTGAGGACTTTTGGCATTTTCATAATATTTTCTTCCTTTCAGACGGCATCAAACCGTAGTCGGTTTGAGGGTGTTGGCGAAGCTGACGACCTTGTCGGCAAGGTTCACGAAGAAGGTATCGGAGACGTGCTGGTTGAAGGTCAGGTTTTCCAGCGGAGGCACCCATGTGAACTCGTAGCTGACGGCGAACTTGCCCGCCTGCACGGTTTCAGAGGTGTTCAAGGTTTTATCGACGAATACGCGCGCGCCGAGGATGTAGCCTTTGCTCACATATTCGGCGAGCTTGGCGTTCACCGCCATGATGATGTCTTCCATCAGGCTTGGGTGCATAGGCTTGTCCAATGCCCACATGAAAGCGGAGGCGATGGTTTCTTGAATGGTTTGGGCGGTACGCGTGGCAACCTCAAAAGCCATCATGCTGTCGTTGGTACAGGTGCGGTTGCCCCATACACGGAAACCGTCTTCCCTGACGAGGGTGGTTACGTCGGCATTGTTCAGGGTGTTCGCTTCGCAGTTCTTGTCGAGCAGGTCGAAGGTACGCGCGAATTTGAGGGCGGAAACGCCGTTGATTTCGGTGTTGGAAATGGATTTGTGCCAGCCTGCGATGCGGTCGAGCTTGGCGCGCGCGCCCAAAACGCGGGCGATGGTGGCGGCAGGTGCCGATGCGCGGCTGGTCGGGTCGAACGTCATAAATTCGTTGTCGATGAGCATCAGCTCGCGCGCGCCGAAGTTTTTACGGTAGTTGGCGACTTCCGTAATGTCGCCGCTGCCGCCTGCCGCACCGTACACGAAGGCGCGGGTGGCTTGTGCCACGCCGACCAATTCGGTCAATACGTCTTGGCTGTCGAGTTCGGGGCAGCCTAGGATTTTGGGGGTGAAGCCTGTTACGGCCTTGGCGCGGCGCAATGCTTTCAAGCCGGTGAACACGCCGCCCTCGGCAGTGCCGATGACGTTGGCTTTTACTTCTTCCGCGTTTTTACTGTCGGCAACGCGCACGATGACGACCTGCGCGTCGGCTTGGTCGACGATGGCGTCTAACGATTTAGCGAGCGTGCCTTTGCTGCCTGCTTTGCCGAGCAGGTCATAGGCAGAGGTTGAGAAAACGGGCGTGTTCAGTGGGAAAGTCTTCACGTCCGCATCGTCGGCGGTACAAACCATGCCGATGACGGAGGTGGAGATATCGCCGATGCTGCGGACGCCCTCGGTGTATTCGTTGGCGGTGATGCCGTGGTGGCGGTTGGCGGTTGCCATGTGTTTTGTCCTTTCCTAGGATGGGTCTTGATATTAAAAATCAGGGCGGCGGAGGCGGAAAGCCGCGCGTGTTTTACGGGTTTGTTTTAGCAGTGATGCCGTCTGAAGCGTTGCCGTTTTCGGGCGCGTAGCGTTTTTGCATTTCGCGGTAGTTGGCAATTTCCGTTTCCGCCCGTTCGAACAGGGCAATATCGGCGGTTTCGGAGGCGCGGCGGCTGATTGCCGTCCATTTATCGATTTGTGTTTGGCAAAATTGGTAGGGGTTCATTTCGCGCCCTTTTTGGCAATGGCCGCTAGGTCGTTGGGGGAGAAGCGCCAGCCGTCGGGAATGCCCATGACTGCCCCGCAAAATTCGGAACAGAACCATCTGTCGGGGCGTTGGCGGATTTTTAAAACCGTGCCGATTGCTCCCGACCAGTCGTATTTCTTGCCCTGTGCCTCCTGCCATACGCGGTCGAGATCTCCGGCGGTAACGCCGGGCAGTTCGATCAAATCCCATTTTTCAGACGGCAAATCCATTTTCTTGACGCGCACGCCGCCGTCGCGGATGGAGGACGAATAGCAGGCGTAGCCGCCGTTGGAGCAGGGGACGGCGATTTCGCAATGGGAGTAGATGCCGCGCGTAATTTTGCGCGTTATCCAATCCCCAAATCTGGCTTTGACTGAGGCAATGCCCCAGCCCTCTCGGTTGCCTTTGTATAAGGCGAGGTAGATCGTTTTTTTAGTCATGATTCCTCCTTATAAATTTCCGTCCAGCCGTCTGAATAGTCGTAAGTTTCGGGTTGTTCCGCCTGCTCGAGCAGGGCGCGGTGGCGTTCGGCGTTGGCAAAGTCTTTCTGTTCGTCTGCCAACATCTTCAGGCTCAATTCGTCCAACAGCGGGCGGGTCAGGTTGACGAATCCGCCGTCCATCGTTTTCCACATCAAATCTGGCGGCAGTTGCGGCAGCGTGCGCATAAATGTGTATTGCTGACGCGCTTCATCGGTGCTGTGAAACCACTTGCCGACCGATTCCACATACACGCCGCCGCGAAGGTTGTCGTGTCGTTTCTGCTTGATGCGTTCCCATACGGAGGCGATGGCGGCGGCTTTTAGGCGGGCGGCATCGGCTTTGCTGATTTTCCATTTTTTGCCGTCCCATTCGTGGTATTCGGACGGGCGCGGCGAGGAAATGGTCAGATCGTCGGACACGATGCAGCCGGAATTGAGGGCGGCGAGCAGCTCGGCGTGTTGTTCGGGGCTTACGGGACGCGCGCCCTCGGGTGCTTGTTCGGGGGTGTCGCAGTCGTAAAAGGCTTGTTCTTTAAAATAAATCGTCATGTTTGTTCTTTCTGTCGGTTGGTCGGCGGTCAGGCGGCTTTGCCGACGGCAAACCATAAAATACAAGTGTCGGAGCCTGCCCGGTCTTCGTAGCTTGAGCTGACTTGCGCGGCGAATTTGTTTTTAGTGTATGAGCGGATCACGACGCCGCCCGACATGTTCCCCCAATAGGTGGCGTTGGGCAGATAAGCGGAGCTGGCGATTGAATAAATTTCCCTGAAAGCGACGGGGAAAAAGATTTCTTTTTGCCGGTGAACGCCCTCGATCGTCGCCTTTCCCCATTGCATTAAGATGCCGTTTGGCAGCTTGAGCCAGCCGTTCTCGGCGGCGTTGCCGGTTAATGCCATATTCTGCACGGCGGCGGATGCGGCGGTGGCTGCATCGTAGGCGGTTTTCACGGCGGCCGCCGATGCGACTTTGTTGCTGTCGTCCAAATTGACGGCGCTGCTCAGGTCCCGTGCGAGCAGGACGTTGTGGCCGTCGTAGGTGAGGTTGCCGTCGTGTTTCAAATATAAAACTTTGCCGCTTTTTGAGTTCACGGCATACGCGCCTGTGGCGTCCGCGCCCAGCCTGATGTAGCGGTCGGCGGCAGCGTGTGCGGTGCTGGCGCTGGCTTTGATGTCGGCTTGGAAAATTTTCGCGCCGGTGATGGTTTGGTCGCCGGTGAGGAAGACGGCGGTGTCGATACGGGTGTTGGCTTGTCCGATTCTGCCCAATACGTTCTCGCCCAGCTCGTCAATGGCGCGGTTGACGGCGGCGGTAGTGGGGGTTTTTCCTGCGTCGGCGGCGGCATTGCTGATTCGGTCTGCCAGTTGCACGATGCCGGCGCGTGATGTTGAGGCGGTCGGAATGCTGAAGGCACTGACGGCGTTGGCGGCTTCGACGGCTTTGTCGTAGGCGGCTTTGACGGCTTTTGGCGTGGCCGCTCGGTCTTCTGACTGGCTGTCGGTGCTATTGTCGAGCATGACGATACCAGCGCGTGATGTTGAGGCGGTGCCGACCGACGGAATATTAATACCGCGCGCCGCGTTGATGGCTTCGATGGCTTTGTCGTAGGCGGCCTTGACGGCTTTGGGCGTGGCGGCGCGGTCTTCCGCCTGGCTGCCAGTGCTGCTCTCAAGCTGCACGATGCCAGAGCGTGATGTGGTGGCGGTGTCGATGGCGTGGGTGTGTCCGCCGCTCTGTACGGCGTTTTGGCTTTGGGCGGTAATCTGCCCCGGCTGCCCTAACGAGATGGTGCGGGACGCGGTCAGGTTGCCGCCGCCGGTCAGTCCGCTGCCTGCATTGACGGCGGTGGCTGAGGCGGCTTTGCCTGCCGTTGCCGTCTGAAGGGCTGCGGTTTGGTTTTTGAGCCAAAGGGTACGGTTGGCGAGGGCTTGGAGCGGCTGGTTGATGGGCGCGCCCGCGCCGCCTACGACGCTGTCGCCGGGTTCGATGAGGCGCACGGCGGAGTCGAATTGGTTTTGTTCGGTTGCGTTTGCCATTTTTTTAATTCCTTTGCTTGGTTTTTAATGGGTCGGCGCGTCATGCGTTGCCGAAACTGTATTCGCCGTCAAATCTGATTTCGCCGTTCCACCGGTGCGGGTTGGCGCGGTAGTCGAGGCGCAGCAGTTGGCAGCGCAGCGGGGCGATGTGTTCGAGCAGGGCGCGGATTTGCGCGGCCTGCCTGATGCTGACGGGGCGGGTCAGTACGATGCTGTATTTCGCCCAGTCGCCCGCCCTGCCGCCGAATGAGCGGCTGCCGTCGAACATGGCCTCGCCGTTCCATGTGAACTCGTTGGCGCGTTCGATGATTTGGACTTCGCCCAACTGGAGCAGGCGGAACAGTTGGCGGATGGCGTGCGGCGTGCCTTTGTGGGCGTGGATTTCATCAAAGGCGGCGATGAGGCGGCGACGTGCTTCGTCGGTCTGCGCCAATTCCCAGCCCTCGGGCGTTTCGATGCTGCGCTGCCAGGCTAGGAATGGCAGGAAAGAGGGATCGCATCGGGCGGGGTCGAGCTGCCGGTTGACGGCGGCGGTATCGAGCGCGGCGGTTTCGCCGTCGGTCAGACGGGCGAGCGCGTGCTGCAGGGGGCTGTTGTTGGACGGGATGGTGCTGTTCATCATTCGCGCTCGGTGGTTTCGGTGATGCGGATATATTCGCCTTCGCCGCAGACGATGTCGGCGGTCGGGCGGTGCAGCGTGATTTTTTTAATGCCCTCGGTATCGAGCGCGCCGATGATTTTGGAGAGGGCGACAGATGCACCGATGTGCCGGTTTTGCTGCCACAAGCCGTCTAGGGCAGCGCGGGCGGCGGCACGGACGGCGGCGCGGTCGAAATTGTCTTGATATTCGGCGGTGTACTCTACCGCCACGTCTTTGGGTTGTGCGGCGGAAACTTGCACGTTGTCGCACAAAGGGCGGCGCGTCTCTGCCGACAGGTATTCGCGCGCGGCGGCCAAGATGGTTTCGTCGGGCGTGCCGCCCTGTGTCTTGATGAACACTTCCACGCTGCCCGCTTCGCGGCGGATGGCGCGTGCGTGGGTGATTTGTGGGTGCGCATCGATGGCGTGGGCTTCGTAGGCGGCACGCGGCCCGGCGGCGGCATATTTTTCGGGATGCGCCTGCACGCGGCGGCGCAGGTCGCCGTCTGTTTCGTATTCGGCGGCAACGGGCGGATGGGCGTCAGGGTCGGCGGCGCGCAGGGTTTTACGGGTCAGGCCGTAGGCGGCGGCGAGGTGGTCTAGGTCGGTGCCCTGTGCAAATGCCAAAAGGTTAGACTTGACCGCCTCGTTGATGCGCTGTCGGACGAGCAGCTCCTGATACGCCTGCTGTTGCAGGTCGATGGTGAGCGGCTCGGATTCAAGTTCCAGCGTTTGGGCGACGGTTTCGCGGAATGATTCCGGGCATAAGGCAATTAAGGCGGCTTTTTTTCTGGAAAATATTTCCTCAAAGTCCGACCTGTCGATGGCGGATGGCGGCGGCAGCCGCGAAATGTCAAGCTCGGTCATGTGTTTTCTCGATTTCGTAGGAAACGGCCTGCCCGTTGCGGCGGATACGGGCGTTGATGCTGATTTTCAGGCTGCCGCCCTGCCCTGCGGCAACGGTTGCCGTCTGAACGTCAATGCGCGGCTCCCATCGCGCGAGGGCGACAACGACGGCGGTGCGGCATTGCAGCAAAAGCGCTGGAGTGATGGGCATGTCGATCAATTCGGGGAGCAGGCTGCCATATTCTTCACGCATGAGCCGCGTGCCGATTCGGGTGAATAAAATATTTTCTACCGACTGCCTGATGTGGGCGGCGGTGTCGGCAAGCCTGCCGTTTCGTGCGTCCATCATTTCGGCGCACCCGTCGTACCGCCGCTGTCGCCGGGGTGAGTGTGGCTGCTTAAGCTGATGCCGTTGGCGGTAATGTCGCCGCTATTTGAGAGCGTGCCGGTGTGGTTGATGTTGCCGCTGATGGTGGTCGCGCCGCCTGCGCCGCCTGTACCGGTCATACCGTTTTGGTAGGTCAGCAGCCCTTGGCTGGTCGTCTGTTTCTTGACGGTCAGATTGCCGGTAACGGTGGTTTCGGGTGTATCGATGGTCAGGCTGCTGATGGCTTTAAGTACCATCGCGCCGCTGTTGTGGTTGTAGCGGATGACGCCGCCGTCCGGAAATTTGACGACGGTGTCGGCGGGGTCGGTTGACGGCGCTGGGAAGCGGTCGGAGGCGATGCCGCACAAAACCAAGCCGCCCGCCGTGTCGCCGCTGGGCGAGATGACGGTACAGTATTCGCCGACGCTGGGCAGGCGGTGAACGCTGACGCCGCCTGCGAAGGGGACGAAGTACGGCAGCCAGTCGGTTTCCAATTCGCCGTGCTTCACGCGCACGCGGTTGGCGGCGGGGTCGGTTTGGGAAACCGTACCCTCTTTGATGAGGTTGGCTATTTTCCGGTTAAGTTCTGCTGTCATGGCGCGGCCTCGTTTTCAATTGGGTAAAGTGTGCCCAATGCGCGGCGTCGGCGGTTGCGGTTTCAGGTTTCGGGGTTTTTTTTAAAAGAGTGGCCGTCTGAAACGGGTTCAGACGGCCTTTTTTATTCGTGCGCTGTCATGTGGCTGATGACAAGTTGCTCAATGGTGTCGAGGTCGTCATCGCTAAAACCTAAGAGATGGCGCTCGGGGCGGTTGTCTTCGCCCGATTGGTGGGCGGCGGCGATGTAGGCGGTCAGGCCGCTGACGAATTTGATGGCGACGCCCATGCTGTCGATTTTTGATTGCAGATATTTGGCGCGGCTTATTTTGGTAAACATGCGCGTTTTCAGCCGCTCTTTGGTTGGCTTGCCGTCTAGGACGCGGATGTAGTCGCGGTTGAATTTTGACACGCCGCGCGTCTCTAATTCGTAGCCCCACTCGTATTGCGGATCGTAGGCCGCCGTATTGGCGCGCGATTTCTTGGCGGCGCTGGCGGCGGTCTTGATGTTTTTAAATTGGCGGATTCGTCCGGCGTGTTTGCCGGATAGATAGACAAAGCGCTGGCCGACTTTCAGCCGCTCGCCGTCCTTGAGCTTCCTGCCTTCTTCGTCATGACCGGCACGCGGCGTCATGGCGTTGCCTTCGGGTTCGACGTTGGCACGGATGCGCTGGCGGTTTGCTTTGAGGACGACTCTGCCAATATCGCTTTTCAGTCGGCGCAGCTCTGCCGGGGAGAGTTTGGCAATGTATTCGTCGATGTTCTTGATGTAGAGATTTAAAGCGTCGCCGGTCATAGCAGCCGCCCGTCTTCAATGCCTAGCGTGTTCATCAAATCGCGGCGGTTGGCATTGCGCGGGTGTTCGATGTGGATGTTTCCCGCGCCGTCGGTCAGGACGGCGGTGCGCTCGGTCAATTCAAGCTCGATTAATATGTCGCAGGCGCGGTTGCCCAAATGCTCGATTTCGAAGGTGTAGGCAGTCGGCGCGGTATAGCCCGGACCGATGGTCTCAGGGCTGTATTCCTGAAGCCAGTCGATGACGACGGCGTTCAAAACGTCAACGTCTCCCGTGAAGTCGGTGATGATGAGGCTTAGGCGGTAGCGCGTTTCGTGGCTTAACGTGCCCTTCGACGCCATCACGCGGCCGCCGGTAACGAAGAGCGTGAGCTTGTCTGGGTTCTGCGCCAATTCGGGCAGGTGCTGCCGCACTGCCTCTCTCAATTTCTGCGGGTATTGCATTTAATCCCCCAATGCTTCGATTAATTTTTTTTCGCGGTCTGAGAGCGTCCAGACAATGACATTAGCCGCTTTTACCGCTTTTACCGCTTTTGCAGCTTTTACCGCTTTTGCAGCTTTTACCGCTTTTGCCGCTTTGTCCGAAAGCAGCAGCCCTTTGCCGAATACGGCTTTACCGTGCGGCTTTTGCGCATCCAACGCGTTGACTGGCAGCGTGTCGGCGCGGCTGATTTCCAGCTCTCCGAATCGCTCGATATCCGCCGCCTTGATGAGGTTGTCTGGATAGGCGTATTTTAGGAAGGCTTTTTTTTCAGACGGCATTGCGGTCTTTAACTTGGCTTCCAGGGTTTCGGAAACACGGATTTTCACGTCGCCCATCATGTTGGTAAGGAACGCGGTCGGCACAATGGCACCGTTTTCGTATGTTATGGCTTTGCAGCCGAAAACGGCGGTCAGGTTTTCCATGCCCGCCTTTTCACCCGACAAACAGGTCATGCGCGGCGCGAACAGGAAAAACGGAATCCCGCGCGCGTGGTAAAACCGGATGATTTCCGTGAGGATAGAAAACGGCGGATTGTCGATCACAATCTTGCCCGCATAGTCCACGGCTTGGTAGTTACCGCCCGGATAAAACGGACGCACGACTTCCAGCCCCTCGGCAATGCCGATTTCCTCTTTCACCCATTCCAGCACCGCCGCATAAACGGCGGCCGGCGTGTAGCAATCATCGGTTGTTTTCTTAGGCTTGAATTTTTCAACAAAACCATCGTAATCCTCGAATTCTTCGATAGTCTTGTTGCCCGGTTTGAATTTTTCCATTTTTACCTTTTGAATTTCAGCCGCTGCTCTTCTTCGCGGCGGCACTCGATACACAAGCGGCAGCCGGGAACGGCGAGCCGCCGTGCCTCCGGGATGACTTCGCCGCACTCTTCGCACTCTTGCGCCGAGGGCGCATCGGCCGCCGCTTCTTTATGGCGCGCAAGCCAGTAATCGCGCATCCGTTCTTCCAGCGCGCAGGCTTGGTCGATGATGTCGGTCATGGTTGAGCCTCACGCCTCGCTTCTGCTCGCCGCCGCGATTCCTTTGGGTAGCGTGTATTGACAGGATTCATGGTCATTCCTTAGACGTGCAAGCCGGGTAAATATACGGTCTTTCCGTTCCTCTTGGTCGCCGTCATGATTTGGTTACGCATTTGGCTGTTGCGGCGGAAGCCAATATGAACCCACGCACCATCGCCACGTTCGGGGAACTCAAGAATCAACTGGTCGAATTTCAGCGCGCCGTCATCACGCATTTTGATTAACAGCTTGGCAAATGCCAGCGAGGTCATGCCCGATGCGTCGCAATCGGCGGCAAGTCCGTGTCGGTGCGCCGATGTCGGGCTGCCGCCAACCAATTTGTTTACCCGCTCGCTGCGGAAGCAGCTTGTTACGATAATCGGGCGACCGACGTATTCTCGGATTTTCTCAAGCTGTTGCGCCGTGTAATAGATGTTATCCATTTCGGCAGATGATGGCTTGTTTTCAATACCGGCACGGCGGGCAGTTTCGCTTCGTGTCAGTTCTTTTAAGCTAAAGTGTTCAGTGATTTGCATTTTTACTTCTCCATTAAAAAAAGCCTGGGGCAAGGGTTTTTACGGTGGCTTCGGCAAGCCACGGGAGTTCTGTCATTTGTTTTATTCCTTTATTGATAAATAGCGACCCAGCCGCTTGAATAGTCGTAGTTCCACGGGTCGGGCGACTGTGTGCACAAGGCGCGGTGCCGCTCGGCGTTGGCAAAGTCTTTCTGTTCGTCAGTGATGAGCTTCAGGCTCAACTCGTCCAACAGCGGGCGGGTCAGGTGGACGAAACTGCCATCCATTGTTTTCCACATCAAATCAGGCGGCAGGGCTGGCAGCGTACGCATGAATGTGTACTGCTGCCGTGCTTCATCTGTACTGTGAAACCACTTGCCGACCGATTCGATATAAACGCCGCCGCGCAGGTTGTCGTGTCGTTTCTGTTTTATTTCTTCCCACTTTTCCGCCGCCGCCCAATAGCGGGCTGTTTCGCGTACATCTTCTGGTAGCAGCCATTCGCCGCCGTCCCATATGTGGTAGGGCGTGGGTGGGCGGTCGGGTAATACTTGTTTCTCTTCCATAAAAACCTCTAATAAATAAAACCCTGATTCCTCAACACGTCCAAACGCGGCCATGCTTGGTCGGTCGGGTAGTTGATGGCGGAAACGCGGATGTCGGGCGTGTCCCGGTCGGTCGGGATGTTCTCTTGAAAACCCAATGCGATAAAATTTGAATCGCTCATGCCACCCAAATAAATGGTTCCGTACACGGACGCGCCATCCTTGTAGATGCTGCCCACCAGCGAATCGGCGGAGCGGAAACCCTCGGGAATGCCGCCCGGCGGAATAATTCTCACGCCCTTCTCTTTAAATGCACCGTGCCCGGCGAAACCGGGCGCACCGCGCCGCGTGATGCCGAACCAGCCCCAACTGCCGCCGCCGAAGGCGTAGAACACGGTATCGCCGATGCGGCGAATCTTGATGAACACGTTGCCGAACAGGGAGGCGGTTTTCTTCAATTTGAGCCAGCCCGTATCGCCGCTGACAACCTTCCAATTCCTGCCGTTGCCCGTTTTCAGCCAAAGCACCGCGCCGTCGGTAACGGCGTTGTCTTTGTAAAGCGTGCCTTTCGGCTTGCCGTCCATCTCGGGCTTCAAGTCGGGTCTGCCGTCGCCCTTCAATACGCCTGCCGCCGCGATTTCGGCGGCAACAAAGCTGGAAAAGCCTTCCAGCACGGTTTTTAAATTGCTCATGTCTTACTCCCTATGGGGAAACGCAGGGCTTCCCCGTGAAACCTTAAGCCTGAGCCGCCCGGTAGGCGTTTTGCAAGCCTTCAAGCGTGATGCCGTCGAGGTCGGTTTTGATTTCCGTGATTTTCTGTAACAACGCCTCAGGCGTGCTGCTGCCGCCTTCTTTCAGGCGATTCAGCTCGGCGGCAAGCTCTTTGAACGTGTCCAAAGATTCAGGCGCGCCGTCGACCAGCTCGGTTCTGAGGGCAGCGACGGCAGCTTCGCATGCCTTCTGAATCTCAGTTTTAGCGGTGCTGATTTTTGCATCGGCCGCCAAGCCTGCCGCGTCAACGGCTTCTGTCTTCGCCGTGCCGATGTTGGCGGTCAGCGCGGTTTTCAAGGCTTTTTCTTGCTCGCCTAGGAATTTGGCGAAGTCTTCCAGCGTTTTCTTGATGTTTGCGGTTTCCATGTTTTGCTCCGGTAATGCCGTCTGAAGGTCGGCGGGTTAAAGTCTGGCGATGAAGTAGATGGTTTTTAAATCCGCCAAGGTCGGCAGATCGATCGGCTCGGGTTTCGTCGGCTCTGCCGAGCATGGGGCAAGCCGCACGGTCAGAGGCTTTTTTTCTTCCAATTTGACGGTGATTTCGGTCTTGCAGCTCATGTCCTACCTCGTGATGTCTTGGCGAAGTCGTACGATGCCGCCGCAGATGGTTTTGACCCTGCCCTCAGGCGAGGTCAGTTGCAAATCCCAGGGCGCGGCTCGCCATTCGGCGTTTTTGGTTTTCTCGTGCGCGATTTCGATGGTGATTTGGTGGTTTTCGATGGTGAGACCGTTGCCCGTCGAGAGCTCGACGGTGCTGCCTTCTTCCGGCCTGATGTGCAGGTCGGCGCGGTAGCCGGTGAGGTCGAACGGCGCGCCGCCTTGTTCGATGAGGAGGACTTCGCGCTCGTCGTCTCCTCGCATCCAGTCGAAATTGATGTTTTGCATGGGTTGGCTTCCTTTTGGGTTTTGGCGGGGCGTTTGGGCTGAATGCGGCTGATGTTGCCGCCGCTCCACAAGACGGCGCCGGTATGCAGGGCAAGGCCGAAGATGAGCAGCCAGCAGGTGAGGTTGTACAGTGAGAAGGCGGCGGCGAATGCCAGGCTGCCCAACCAGACGACGGTCAGCCAGGCGATGAAGGCGGGCAGCGGCTTGTGGGTTTTGCCGCGTGTGTCAAACAAGACGATGCGCGCGGCGGCGGTCAGCGACAGGGTGATGACGGCGGCGGCTTGGACGGTATTCATTGACCGGCCTCCTCTTCTTTCTCGGGCTTGGCGGCTTTGGCAGGGCGGCGGTCGGCAAGCCTGCCCATGATGTATTTGATGCCGACGACGGCTAGGCTGGAAACGAGGGCGGCGGCGGTGAAGCTGTTGATGTGCAGGTGCTCGCCGGGTAGCGCCCAATTGATAATCTCTTCTGCGTCTGAATAGCCGAATATGCCGCCGATGAAGGAGACGGCGAAGAGCCAGGCTTTGTTGAGCGGGTGTTCCGCCTGTTGGCTCAAGATGAAGAGGCTCGCGCCGATGAGCGCGCCGAATGCGACGGAGGCGTGGACGTGGTAGCTGCCGATGACGATGACGGCGGCGTTGACGGCGGTGGTGGTTTTGTCTTGCATGGGTCAATCCCAGAGGTTGAGGGTGGGAACGGCACCCGACGGGGCGCGCTCGGGCATGACGACGGTCAGGCCGGCGGGCAGTAGGGCGCGGTGGCGGCACAAGCCGGGATTCGCGTCGAGGATGCGCCCGACCATGCCGCCCGATTCGCCGTAATAGCGGTAGGCGATGCGGCTGACGGTGTCGCCCTCGGCGGTCTGTACAGTGTCGGCGTGTTTCATCAAATCAGCTCGCTGTCGATGCGCGGGCGCTCCAAGAGTTCGGCGACGGCGTGGTGTCCTTCGCGTCGGCAGTCTTCTGCCTCTTTCTGCTTGGCTTCGCTGCGCGATGCGGTTTTGCCTGTTGCGTCGTAGCTGCCGTAAGCCTCGAGCAGCAGCGCCTCGGTGTAGCTGTACACGGCGCGGCGGTAGCGGATTTCGGGCAGTGGCACGCCGTTGACGCGCCTGTCGTCGGTTTGGTTGAGGTGTTGGAACAGGTGGGCGCGCCTGCCGAAACCGCCCGTCAGTTGGTCGTTGACGTAGGCGGCGGCGGCAACGGCTGTATCAAAGAGCCGTTCGGGGGTAACGGTGGTATCGATGCCGCGCGCTTGGCGCAGGTCGTCCAAGTCGAGCAGCGGCCAAAAGCTGCCGCTGTCGATGTAGCGCGTATCGCCGCTTTGGCGGTTTTGTGGCGCATGGTTGTTAAAGTTGAAGCCGTTCATGTCGTCTTCCTGTTATGGGGTATGGCAGGGGCGGCGGCGCAGGCCGTAAGCGTTTGCTTTAGGACTGGCCGCCGACCGCCATACGGCGGGGGGAGCCGTTAGTTTTCTTGCTGCTTTTTCAGGGCGGCAATGCGTTTTTTGACGCCGACACGCGCGTGGTAGCCGTCGGCGGCTATATAAAGGGCGAGGGCTTGGTCGGCATCGCCCTGTTTTTCTGCCGTTTCGCCTGCCGCTTTGAGCAGCTTCGCCCTGACGGGATCGGGCAGGTTGACGGCGTGCATGCCGTCTGAAGCCTTGCCCGATGCCCACTCAATCAGCGTTTGCAGGTTTTCGGGGGCGATGGTCGCGCCCTTCGTGATGGCATCGGCGCTTTCTTCGACGATTATTTCAGGCAGGGTGCGGCTGTATTCGTCGCCCGATGCCATGCCGGTGGCGACGGCAAGACGCGCCAATGGCATGGCTTCGTCCAATTCGCCCGCGTCGATGAGCCAAACCAGCAGCGTGGGCGTGAGGGTGTCGCCTGCCGCCGCCCTGCCCTTTTCGACAACGCCGGTCAGCCATTCGCGGTAGGCGGGCAGCATGGCGGCCTTCGCCTGCTTTTTGTCGGCAATCGAGGCGATATTTTTTAAAACCGCCTTGTCTTCTTTCAGCCGCTTATATAGCCGCTGGTAGGCGGTCAGGGCGGAAAGGTCGGTGCCTTCTGAAGCGGCGGCTGATGCCTGCTCGAAATAGCGTCGCGCTAATGTCATGCGTTACCTCTGAAAACGGGGCGCGTGCGCCCCTTCTGTTGCTTACTTGGTGTAGGTCAGGTTCTCGATCAGAACTGCCGCGCCGTACTCTTCGACGATGAAGTCGATGTTTTTGCTTTGCAGCGATTCGAGCTGGTCTTTTTTGGCGTTGTCCACAACCTGGCGGCGTTCGCTGGTGGTTTGGTAATAAATCGAGAGGTTCGCCAACGGTGTGATCAGCAGGGTGTTGGCGGGCATATTCGGAACGTACATCACGGGCAGGCCGCCTAGCGTGCGTTCTTTGGTCAGGCGGCCGCCTGCTTCCAGCTCAGTGGCGGTGTCGCCCGATTTGTTGACGATGCGCAAATACTTGTCGCCCACGGTACGGCGGCTCGCCAAGACGACGAAGTCGGCGCGGTCGGCGAAGCGTTCGTCCATCATCACGTTGAGCGCGTCGGTTACGACGGCGTCAAGGTTTTTATAGTCTGTCGCGCCCGGGCCGTAGGGGACGGATGAGGTAGATGTGCCGGTCGTGCCAAGGCAGCGGGCTTGGTTTTCTTCGCGCATCTTCTGCAGCCAGCCTTTGGCTACGTCTTGCAGCATGGGGTTGGCGGAAAAGTCGGTGTCTTTGGCGCGGCTCGTGCCGTTCATGCCGATGGTCACCAGTGACAGGGCGATGGATTCGGCGATTTTTTTGTTGATGTGGGCGGGGAAGTCGGTGAGATGCGCCCATTGGTCGATTTCGTCATAACGCAGGGCGGCGTCGAAGTTGGTTTTTTGTAGGCGGTATTCGCGGCCGCTCAAGCTGTGGATGCTGTGCGGTTGGCGTTCCTTGCCTGGCTTAGCGGTGTCAGTGTTGCTGGCGATGAGGCCGGATGACAGGCCGATGACCTGGCCGATTTGCTCGGCTTTGGCGCGCAGGTTGATTTTTTGCAGCAATTCGGTGCTTTTTGCGATTTCGTCGTACATGGTCTGCACGGCGGCCGGTGCGATGTTGTAGCCGGTGGAGACTTGTTCTCGGCTGATGCCTTGTGCTTCTGCGATGCTGCTGAACATGGCGGCGATTGCGAAGGAGAGTTGGTTTTTATTCATAGCGTGCTTTCTTGAATGGGGAATGTCGGAAACGGGGATTTACCAGCGGATGCCTTCGGCCGTGCCTGTGTGGTCTAGGCGGTCGCCGCTTGCCGGGCGTGTGTCGATGTCGGCTTTGAAGGCGTCGAATTCGGCACGCAGGGTGGCGGTTTCGGCGCGCATGGCGGCGGTTTCGGCGCGGTTGGCTTCGATTTCTCCGTCCAGTTTCTCAAGCAATTGAGTAACTTTGCTGAAACCGTCCCAGCCATCTTGCTTGATTTGCCGGCCTTCTTTTGGCTCGCTTAGTTTTTCCGTATTGGTGGGCGGTGTTTCTTGCTGCTCCGGTTCTCTTTTGCCGAAGTATTTGGCAAACAGGCGGCTAAAAACGCTTTCTGCGTGTTCTTCGGTCAGGGGTTTGTCTTGGTTCTCGACTGGGTTGCTGTCTTGAGGCTTTGTCATAGTGATTTCCTGCGTTTCGGTTTGTCGGTAAGCGGTAAAGATTTTCTCTTCGGCTTTATTCTTGGCGGCGGTGTAGTTTGCCGTCGTACCAAGGCTTGCCGGGGTGTCGGTGATGGCGAGGCCTGTCAGATAGGCTTTTTTAGTGTCTGCAAAGCGCGGCGTAATCTCCATGCTTGTGTAGATTTTTTGGCCGCTGTCCCATAATTTTTGGAGGCTGTCGGTAATATTCAGCTTGGCCAGCAGGGCGGTTTTGGTTTCGTCCTTCGCCCACGGCTCTGCTTTGAGTTCGACGACGTCGCCATAGCCTCCGGCAAAATCGGGGAACAGAAAATTCATGTGTTCGAGGTTGATGCGCGCGCCGTAGACTTCTGGGTCGTACTGCTCGGCTATTTCTCGAAGCTCGCGCTCGGAGATGGTGCGGCCGTCGACGGTGTCGCCCGACACGCCGATGACGCGCCAGTCGGTTTTTTTGGTGTATGGCATAGGGTCTCTGTGTATGTGTGCGTGGGTGTGCGCTTAGTTTGGCGAGGGAGCCGCTCTTTTTCTATCGGCGGCAGTTTTGGCGGTTTTTTTTAAAAGTTTCTGGGGTTTTGGCGGCGTGCGTTTTGGTTGATTGTTTGGGTTTAATTTGATTGGGAGTTTTTATGGCCGGCGAAATGGCGGTGAACAGTAATATCGACCCGCGCTTGATGGCGCGCGAGTTGTTTTGGCAGGGTTGGCGGATTTCTGACATCGCGCGGCATTTGGGCTTAAACCCGGCGGCTGTGTATTCGTGGAAAAGCCGCGAAAACTGGGAAGGCGGCTCGCCGCTCTCTAGGGTGGCGGCATCGGCGGAAATGAGGCTGCATGTTTTGATTGGGCAACCTAAAAAGTCGGACGCGGATTATAAGGAGATGCGGCAGCTCTTCGCGCTGGTTTCGGGCGGCAGGAAAGCCGATGCGCGCCAGCCTGATTTGAATGAGGCGACGGCGGTGTCTTCAGACGGCATGCCGTGGGATGTGCCGACCATCGATAAGCCGCCGCGTGAACGGAAAGAGCGGGAACGCGCGCCGAAAGCGGAAAAGCCGGTGCCCAACAGTTTCACGGCAGAGCAGGTTTTAAGGCTTCAGGAAATTTTCAGGGAGCAGATGTTTGACTATCAGCGGGTTTGGCTGAATCAAAAGGTGAGGTTTCGGAATCTGCTAAAAAGCCGCCAAATCGGGGCGACTTTCTTTTTCGCGCGCGAAGCGTTTATCGATGCGCTGACGACTGGGAAGAACAAGGTGTTTTTATCGGCTTCGAAGGCGCAGGCGTTTCAATTCAAGCAGTACATGGTCGATATGGCGCAGATGGTGGGCGCGGAATTGAAGGGGTCGGATATCCGCCTCGGCAACGGCGCGGTCTTGTATTTTTTGGGGACGAACTCGCGCACGGCTCAGGGTCGGCACGGTGATTTGTATGTGGATGAGTATTTTTGGATTCCTGATTTCAAAGAATTGACGCGGCTCGCCAAACCTATGGCTTCGCAGAAGCAATATCGAATCACTTATTTTTCTACGCCGTCGGCGGTGTCTCATCCTGCTTATGGTTTTTGGACGGGCGAACAGTTCAATGAGGGGCGGGATAAGTCTGAACATATCCGGCTGGATGTGAGCCATGAGGCGCTGGCAGGCGGCCGCGCCTGTGAGGACGGCCAATGGCGGCAAATCGTAACGCTTGACGACGCGGAACGGATGGGCTGCACCCTGTTTGATCGAAACCAGCTTTTATTGGAGAACTCTCCGGCGGAATTTCGGCAGTTGTTTATGTGTGAGTTTGTCGAGGGCGGCGACAATGTGTTTGATTTTTCCGCCCTGCAAAAATGCGCGGTCGATTCGTGGGAGGCTTGGTCTGATTTTTACAAGCCTTTTGCTGCGCGGCCGGTCGGTGATTTGCCTGTTTGGATCGGTTACGACCCGGCGGATTCGGGGGACGCGGCGGCTTTTGTGGCCGTGGTGCCGCCGCGTTTCGCGGGGGATAAATTCCGCATCGTGGAGCGGCAGATGCTGCGCGGCGATGATTTCCAGAGTCAGGCTGAATTTATTAGAAAGGCTCTTGAGCGGTACAACGTGAGGAAGGTTGTGATTGATAAGACGGGACTGGGCGCGGCGGTGTTTCAGTTGGTGCAGGGCTTCTTTCCGCCTGTCATCGGTGTGAATTATTCGATGCAGGAAAAATATTTGATGGTGAACAAGATGCACGCGCTGATGCGTGAGGGGCGCGTTGAGTGGGAGCTTGACTGGAAGGATTTCACGGCGGCGTTTTTGAGCATTCGGACGGAGGTTACGGGCAGCGGTCGATCGGTAACGTATGTGAGCGGCCGCACGAAGGAGATGAGCCACGCGGATGTGGCGTGGGCGGCGTTGCAGGTGTTTTATCAGGAGCCGTTGGACGGTATTTCGGGCCGTGGCACGGTTGATGTTTTTTAATTTTTTGGGAGTTTTTTATGAGTGATTTTAAATCTGATGTTGAGGTGTTCTCTTTTGAAGAACGCTCGGATGTGTTCAGTTTGTTTGATTTTGCGGGATGCACTGATAACGGGCGGTACTTCGAGCCGCCGGTGAATTTGTTTGATTTGTTGCGGCTGCTCAACCGGGGGCTGCATCATTCGTCGGCGGTAATGGCGAAGTTGAATATTTTGAAGGTGACATTCCGCCCGACGGCGCTGTTGAGCCGCGCGGAATTTGAGAAGCTTGCTTTTAATTATTTGGTTTTGGGAAACGGTTATCTCGAGTTGGTGCGAAACCGGCGCGGTCAGGTCTTGGAGTTGAGAAACCGGCTGGCGCTTTATATGCGGCGGGCGTCGAATTTGAGGGACTTTGTTTATTTGCGCCAAGACGGTTTTATCCCGGTCTTTGATGAAATTCGGGGCGAGGATGTGATTCATGTGATGCAGCCGAATTTGCGGCAGGAGGTCTACGGGGTGCCGTATTATTTGGCGGCGATGGATTCGGTTGAACTGAACAGCGCGGCGACGCGGTTTCGTGTTCGATATTATAAGAACGGTTCGCACGCGGGCTTTATTCTCTACTCTACCGACACTCAAATCGATGAGCAGGGCTGGGACTTGGTTAAAAGCCAGTTGAAGCAGTCGAAGGGCGACGGGAATTTTAAAAATGTTTTGCTCCGAGCACCAGGCGGAAACCCTGACGGGATTAAATTGATCCCTATCGCGGAGGTCGCGGCTAAGGATGAGTTCTTGAACATTAAGGCGGTCAGCGCGGAGGATATGATGGCTATTCACCGCGTGCCGCCTGCGCTGATGGGCATTGTGCCTAAGTCTGCCGGTGGCCTCGGCGATGCGGCTACGGTCGCCAAGGTGTTCGCGATGAATGAGGTCAAGCCGCTTCAACAGAGTTTTATTGATGTCAATGAACGGACGGGCTTGAAGATATTTGACTTCGACGAGTATGTGGTAGGTTGACCGGTGCTACGGCGACCGTGCCGATGTGTTGTGATGCCGTCTGAAATGGAAAACCGCCCCTGAATTATCTGGGGCGGCTTTTTTTCAACCTAAAAATTGGAAAATTCCAAGGGACAGGTGGGCGGCGGCGCGCACTGCCCTCCGCGCCCGGCCACTCTGTACACTATAATCATTTTTACGCAGTACAAAAACCACGTCCAAGCCTTATGTTTTATAAGGTTCTCGCACTATTTGGCGCGCCCGTTTTTTATGCAGTTTTATGCAAATTTCCGCGATTTCGTTCAAAACTCGCCGACGCCGTTTTTCCGTTTGAATTTTTCACGCAGATCCATCACATCGCGCCCGAATAATTCCAACGCTTCACGTCGTTCGTCCAGCAGCTCCGACCGGTCATAAGCCCGCTCGGTTTTATCTGCAATTCCGTGGGAGAGCAGCAACTCCCCCACGTCTCGACGAATTTTATATTTTTCTCGAAGGTACGTTCTGGCAAGGCTTCGCAGGCCGTGGGCGGTCGTGTCGAGTTTCATTTTCTGCCTCAACTTCAGCCGTGCAGTTTCCTGATGAAGCGGCTTTTTAAAACCGCTTCCCTCAAACAAATAAATTCCGTTGATGTTGAGTCTTATAGCCTCGGTATAAATCTGCACAAGTGCCGATGACAGTGGCACGATGTGCGGCCGCGTCTTCATTCGTTCGAGCGGGATTTCCCAAACCCCTTTCTTTAAATCAATTTCTTTCAACATCGTCCCTGCCGCCTCTGCAGGCCGCGTCATACTCAAAAGCTGCCAATAAATCAGCAGCCGCGCCCGTTCGCCGATACCGTCGGAGGTTTCCAGTTTCTCGATCAGCAGCGGCAGCTCGTCGTGCCTCAAAGATTCAAAATGCCGCTCTTTTGGTCGCTGAAAAACCTGTTTTCCAATAATAGAAACAGGATTAATTTTTATAGTCCCTTCAGCCACGAAGTAGTCGAACATCAAATTTAAACTGCCTTTTACTCGTCTTAGATATTCGAGAACGCCGCGTGTTTCCATTTTCCGTAGGCTCAAAACGATTTCGCGCGTTTCTATTGTGCGAATATCGCGGCCTTTAAAATCGGGAATAATATTCTCCTCAAGCGCGGCCAAGACGGCGAGCGCGTAACGCTCGTTTTTTCCATCGCCCATCTTTCCTCCTGACTTCGCCCACCGCTCATACCATCGCACTACGCAGTTCTCAAATCTGAACTCTGCAGCCACATCGTCAGATACGGCTTTCGGATTTCGCCCTGCAGCGATTTTGGCCAGCATCTCATCGCGCCATTGCCTTGCATCTGCCAGCCCGAATTTGGGGAACAAACCCAAAGTCAGCGTATCGGCTTTGCCATCGTCCGGCCTCTTGTATTGCAGCCGCCACGATTTTTTGCCGGACGGCAAAATCCAAAGAGCAAGGCCGCCACCGTCCGGCATTTTATAAATTTTGTCCTTAGGCCGCGCCGTCTTGATTTTGGCCAGCGTCAAAGGGGTTACGATTTTTGGCAT